AATATATCTAAAAGACTTGTTGGTAATAAAACAGTTTCAGAATTAAGGGAATGGATCAATGATTAAGAAAACCGCAACCAGATTAACAGATGAAAGAAATAGTTTTAAACCTTTCAACTATCCATGGGCTTATGATGCATGGTTGAAACATGAACAGTCACATTGGTTACACACAGAGGTACCAATGGCTGAAGATGTGAAAGATTGGAAGAAAAAACTATCAACAGAAGAAAAGCAATTTCTAACACACATCTTCCGATTCTTTACACAAGGTGATATTGATGTGGCTGGTGGGTATGTTAAGAATTATCTGCCGCATTTTCCACAACCAGAAGTTCGTATGATGTTGATGGGTTTCGCTGCAAGAGAAGCACTTCATGTGGCCGCATATAGTCATTTGATTGAAACACTTGGATTACCAGAAACAACATACAACCAATTCTTAGATTATCAGGAGATGAAAGATAAACACGATTATGTTTTGGATATCTCTAATACGAATGGTGACCTCTCTAGTACTGCTACTCACATTGCTGTTTTTTCCGCTTTTACCGAAGGTATGCAGCTTTTTAGTTCTTTTATCATGTTGCTTAATTTTCCACGCCACGGTAAAATGAAAGGTATGGGACAGATTGTTACTTGGTCTATTGTTGATGAAACAATGCACGCTGAATCAATGATTAAATTGTTCCGTACATACATTGAAGAAAATAAAGAAATCTGGAATGATGAACTTAAAGGTAAGATATATACAATTGCTGAGAAGATGGTTCAATTAGAAGATAAATTTATTGATTTAGCATTTAGTATGCAAGCTATAGAAGGTCTAACCAATGCTGATGTTAAACAATACATTCGTTACATTGCTGACCGTAGATTGATTAGTCTTGGCCTAAAAGGCATCTTTAAAGTGAAGAAGAACCCATTACCTTGGGTTGAAGAAATGATTAATGCACCAACACATACCAATTTCTTTGAGAATCGTGCTACTGACTATGCTAAGGGTGCGTTGTCGGGTAATTGGGGTGATGTTTGGGCTAAAGCAGCTTAAAGGAAGAAAATGGGAACAAAAACAATAACAGCAGAATGTTTAAACTGTGAATCGAGCTATGATATGATTTATATGGAAGAATTAGTATCGGAAGAATATCCGGAGTTTTGCCCATTTTGCGGTGAAACAATAGAATCACTAACCGAAGAAGAAGAAGATAATGAAGATGATGATTCCGATGAAGACAAATGGGAATAAACTGGACACATAAAAGTGAAGATTTTACAGAAGATTTAATTGGTGACAATTACGGTTTTGTGTATATTATAACAAATCAAGTTACCAATAAAAAATACATTGGTAAGAAATTCTTTTATTCATCAAAAACAAAACAAGTGAAAGGTAAGAAGAAAAAATTCAAAGTTTCTTCGGACTGGCAAACTTACTATGGTAGTAATGAGGAATTGAAAAAAGATGTTATAATGCATGGCCAAGATTTGTTTAGCCGAGAAATCATACATCTGTGTAAAAGTAAAGGTGAATGTGGTTATCTTGAAGCTAAAGAACAATTTGTTCACGGTGCTTTAGAAACAGATAACTATTACAATTCTTGGATTATGGTAAGAGTAAGAAAGTCACACATTAAAGGTTTGCAATGTTAGAGTACTTGAAGGATATTGAGGAATATGATGCTTTGTTTTTCATGCCTCATCCAGATGTGGATATACACATTCAATCAAATAGATACAAAAATCCTGGAACACCAATAGATGTTGGTTCTATTGGACCAAGTTGGCATGTTTTGTTGTTTAGGCACAACGAAGAAACAGACACAGTGGAAAACTTGGAAGCATTTGATGCTGTTTTGAGTGAACCCAGAGAATATATTTCAACATTAATACCAAATGGTTGGTTTGGCATAGTTGCCAAAAAAACAACAACATCCAATTCTTTTATGTCTGATGCGCTTGACAAAATTAAGAGTTTGATGTAAAATAGAATCTTTGAAACTGAAAGTATACTATGATTCTTGTTGACCTTAACCAGGTATTGTTGGCCGGACTGATGGCACAAATTGCCAGTCAAAAAGGTGTTAAATTAGAAGAAGGTCTTATCAGACATATGGTCCTGAACATCATCAGGACGCACCTAAAGACATTCCGTAAAGAATATGGTGAAGTTGTACTCTGTAGTGACAACCGCAAATACTGGCGCAAGGAGTTCTTTCCTTTCTACAAGGCCGGCCGCAAGAAAACAAGAGAAAAATCAGACCTTGATTGGCACATGATTTTTGACATGCTTGCAAAATTCAAACAAGAGTTGCGTGACAATTTCCCCTACAAAGTTGTTGATGTTGAGGGAGCAGAAGCGGATGATATCATTGGTACACTTGTACCTCGCCATATCATGCACGAAAACCTCCTAATCATTTCAAGTGATGGTGATTTTCTACAATTACAAATGTATAATGGTAGAAGTGAATTTACTGTCAAGCAATATAATCCTGCACAAAAGAAATTTCTCATTTCGGAAAATCCAATAGCCGAATTGAAAGAAAAAATCATCCGTGGAGATAAAGGTGACGGCATACCGAATGTGTTATCAGTATCGGATTGTTTTGTGCGTGATATTCGTCAAACACCAATCAACAAAGTTAAACTTGATAAATTGATGGAAAAAGATTATGGTCTATGGGAAGATGAAAATGCTAGAATTGGTTTTTCTCGCAACCAGACACTCATCGACCTCAGAAATATACCAGGCGATATCAAAGAGAAAATCATAAATACTTATGAAGAAACTAAACCAGCACCCAAAGGTAAAATTTTGGATTATTTAATTGCCAACAAACTGAAAAGTTTAATTGATGTTATTGAGGAATTTTAATGAAACCGTTATATGAAATATTTGACGCAATTGATGATGCTCTAAGTAGAAAAGAGAGAATGGACATAATTAGCCAAAATTTGTCACAACCACTAGTTGATGTTTTCAAGTTAACATATCATCCAGATTTTCAATGGAAGGTAAAAGAAATACCTGAAAATTATAAAGTGCCAACTGATATGTTACCTGGTATCACGCATGATAGTCTAGCACACCAGCTGCGTAGATTGTATATGTTTCAAGAAGGCAATCCAATGGCCGAAACATTGACAGATAGAAGAAGAAATGAACTATTGATTCAGATGTTGGAATCAATCGAACCAAGAGAAGCGGAAATCTTATTGGGTATATTCCAAAAAGATTTGGGAGTAAAAGGTATTAACTATAAATTTGTAAAAGAGGCATTTCCAGACCTTCTACCATAATGGACAGAGAAAAAATAATTGTCATATCCGGTGAATTTGATCCTCCTTCTTATAATGAATTTAAATTATTAAAAAAATGCAAGTCAATGTGTGATTGGCTTGCTGTTGGCGTACATTCTGATGCTTACATGAAGTTACTCAGAAATGGTTATAAAAACACACTCGACCAAAGAAAAGAAGTAGTAGGAAGTTTTCCATTTGTTGATGAGGTGTTCTCATATAATGATAAAGATGGAACATCATGCAATTTGTTGAAATTAATAAAAATATGTTACCCAATGTCGAATATAATCTATGTGTCACAAACAGACATAACAAATATGCCAGAATCTCGTATTCGTGGCATAACCTTTGAGACTATTAAATAAGGAGTTAAATTAAAGTGTCAAAATTTTCCGGTAAGTTTCGCAATTACGATGATGATGAGAATTTCAATTTCAAATCAAGAAAAAAGAAAAAAGATCAACAAAAAACCACAAGAAATGTGTCTAATTATGATAATTATGATCTTTTCACTGGTTATGAAGATTATCAAAAACCTGCTAGAAGAAAAGCAAAACAATTCTAGTGTTGTTTTTGTGCAACACACATATTGACAAATGCCTTGAATAGTGTATAATACACTCATTCGTTGGAGAAATTTTATGATGTTCTATGTACGTTCACCCAAGTCCAAGGCCAAAAAAGTGCCTAAGGCTAAGCTCGAGCAATACGAAAAATGGTTGAAATCACACCAACCAACAAAACCACTTAAAATTCAAAAAACCAACAATATATTGTCTTATAAGCTGTCAACACCTGTTGGCCGTGAAACCAAACAATACAAATCGTTAAATACCGGTGAAGTTGGTGCAACCAAAGCTGAACCAAAGGTTTATACTGGTACAAACATGCTGGGTATCGCAACAATGCATAAATCCAACGCTGTTCCCGTGTTTAACACTGAAGCAGCTGTAGAAATTTCAAACATGAGGCGCTAAAATGAGTAAAAAACTGAGTTTTGTTGTAAAATTGCAACGACCGGTGTGTCGAACACCAATCAAGCCTGTGCAAGCGCATAAAAATGTCGCAAAATACAGTCGTAAAAATGATAAAAAGACAATTTTGTCGCAAATCACTGAGCTAGGAGCATAAAATGTCGCAAATCACTGAGCCAAAACAAGAACCTTCTGGTGGTACAATTTCAAGTACAACATATTCGTTTACTGTACAAGCATCTGATGAACAGCTGGCCAGCTGGGCATCTGATCCACAAAATCAGGAAATTGAATGGCAACCTTTGGATAAAGTTGTACGTGAGTGGGCAGTCATGTCCCAATTCGAAAATGACCAAGATTGGTACAATAAACTGAAGGAACAGTGCGAATGAGCAAAATTTACAACTACGAAGAAATTTTCGAAGAAATACCTGGCGATCCCGACAACATTTTGCTAAAATTTCCGCCGGAAATGTTGGAACAAACCGGTTGGAAAGAAGGTGACACCATAAACATTAAAATTGTTAACGGAAGTTTACACATTTCAAAAAATGATGTTGCAGAAAAACAACTCAGCCTTGATTTTTGATTGATAGTGTGATATAATAGAGTTATCACACAGGAGTTTTCATGGAATTGATTGAATCTAAATCGTTGCTGGCCAAATTGATGGCTACAGAGAATCTAACGATTGAACAGCGCCCGGTACAAACAGCATCCTTTGATGTTCGTAACCGTGTTTTGGTTGTACCCATCCTCGACAAGAATATTTCAAATGAAATTTATGATTTATTCATGGGACACGAAGTTGGTCATGCTCTTTACACTCCGATGGAGGGTATGCTTAAAGTAAGAAAGTTAAAATTAAATAGTGATGTTGCCAATGTGGTTGAAGATTCCCGCATTGAACGCAAAATCAAATACAAATATCCTGGCCTCAAAAATTCTTTTGTGAGAGCTTACAAAGAGCTCTTTGAAAAAGATTTCTTTGGTGTCAAAGATTCTGACCTAAACAAATTAAATTTACTTGATAGGATTAATCTTCACTGCAAAGGTGGAGCTGGATTGCGTATTCAGTTTAATGATGTTGAACGTGGTCTGGTTGGAGAAGTTGAAACAACTGAAACCTATGATGAAGTAATTGAAGTAACCAAGAAAATTATCGATTACATGAAAATGCAAATCGAAGAAGAAGAAAAACTAAGAATCAAATCAGATGAAGATGGTGATGATTATGATGATGAATCTGATGTATCAGAGGAAGAAATGGGCTTTGGTTCCGACTATGATGAGGACTATGAAGATTTCGATGGCAATAGTGAATCTGAGGTAAACGAAGACGGAGAACAAGTACCAGCTTCTGGTTCAAAATCTGGAAAAAGTTTGGATGAAAAACTTGAAGAAAAAATCAAGTCACATACTAGTGAAGCATTTCGCCAAAACGAAAAGAAGTTATTTGAATCTAAACCTGGAACTTATGCATATGTAAATGTTCCACAATTAGATACAAAATATATTTTTGACCATAAAGAATTGTGGAAAAAATACAAAGAAGAAGACCATAACGTTTGCACGGAATCTTATATAAAAATTCGGAATGAAAGTAACAAAGTTGTTTCTTATCTTGTTAAAGAATTTGAAATGCGTAAGAACGCAGACCAGTTAAAACGTGCTTCTGTTGCAAAGACTGGTGACTTGAATATGAAGAAAATCTTTTCATATCAATTCAACGAAGATATCTTCAAAAAGATTACAGTTGTACCTGGTGGAAAATCTCATGGTCTTGTGATGTTCCTTGACTGGTCAGGTTCAATGGTTGAACACATTGGTAATACTGTTAAACAGTTAATTAATCTTGTGTTGTTTTGCAAGAAGGTTAATATACCATATGAAGTGTATGCTTTTATTGAAGATTCTGCTGGTAAGCATTACGTAAGACAAAAAGCTGTAAAAGGAGACCTCTATTTGAGAGGTTTCGGATTATGCAATTTGTTGTCTAGTAGAATGTCTAGTTCGGAATTTACTTATGCAGCTTCTGGTCTTGTGTATATGTCAGGGCTTTCGAAAAATTATAATAGACCTGGCAATACTCCACATTGGTTGAGTTTATCTGGAACACCATTGAATGAAGCAATCATTTATTCAATGACAATTGTTCCAGAGTTTCAGAAAAAATATAAATTGCAAATTGTTAACACAATCTTTTTGACAGATGGTGAAGGACACCATTTGCGTGAAGTGTATGATGATAATGGTTATGATTATATGATGCCGAAAGCCATCAAAGCAGAAACTTTGATTATTCGTGATCCAATTACCAAGAACCAGGAATCTGTTGACCTAAAATCTCATGTATATGATGCACAATCTAAAGCATTGATAAAATTGTTAAGAGCTAGAACCAACTCTAATGTAATTGGTTTCTATATTATCAGTGGTCGTGATTTTGGCCGCAAAGTGCAACAATGGTTTCCGAAACAAAATAACCACGAATCATTAAAATCAGATTTCCGTAAAAACAAATTTATGGTACTACAGAATAGTGGGTATGATGAATATTATATTCTCCGTTCTGGCGGCCTAGATACGGAAGAAGATGCAACTTTTGAGGTTAAAGAAAATTCTACAATCAAAGGAATTGCATCCGCTTTTGCGAAACACAATGTTAACCGAATTGGTAGCCGTGTGGTATTAAATCGCTTCATTAAACTAGTAGCTTAAAAGGAATTAAAATGACTATGTATTCAGAATTTGTTAACGTTGACAGAAAAGCAACACTCACTCGTTTAGACCAAGGTCTTATGACACAGTGGGTTGTTGAAATGTATATTGATAAAAGAATTATTCAAAAGATAACATTGGGTGACCAACAAAAGGCCAAATCTTTGGCAGAAAATTTTGTTCGTAATGACGGGCAAGCAGTACAAACATTGCTCAGTGAATTTGTATGAAAATTGACAAACAGACTAAAGAGGTTTTCTGTATTGCACAGGAAGAATGTGCCGAAGTCACACAAGCCATTTCGAAAATATTCCGATTTGGCATTGATTCGGTACATCCTGTAACCAATAAGACAAATCAACAAAGTCTGGAAGAAGAAGTCGGTGATTTACTGGCGATGGTTGACATTATGATAGAAAAGTGTATAATATCAGATTCTAATGTTAATGCCGCCCGTCAGGCAAAAAAAGAGAAACTTAAAATTTGGTCAAGTATCGAGGTATAAAATGATAATGCATAAATTGATGAACAAGCTCGGTCGTTATCGGTTAATTTTGGATAGAGTGACAAAAGAACCGTACATGCATCGGTACTATTTGTTTCTGAAAGACCGCAAATGGTTTCCTTTTAATGTGGTATTACACAAGATTCTGAAATCAGATGAGCCTGTTTTCCATGACCATCCATGGCCATTCATTACTGTGATTATCAAAGGTGGTTATTGGGAACACACACCAATCTTGGATGATAATGGTAGGCAGATTGTAGACATTGCACGCTGGCGTGGTCCAGGTTCTATCATCATGCGTGGCTCAAAAGATTATCATTGGCTGGAACTACACAACAATGAACCAGTAACCACATTATTCTTTATGGGTCCACAACTCCGTGAATGGGGTTTTCTCAAAGACAAGTGGATACATAATGAAGAATACTTGAAACAAAGATTGGCAAAATGAATGATGAACAGATCATGGCCGCATACGATAAACTGAAACAACATTTTGGTGATAAGCTTCCAGACCCAGAACACAGTCCACTGCAATTTGCATACTTTGTAAAAATATACAAATACTACTATGAAAATCGACAGAATTAAAGAATATCACATCCAACAAAGGCGGTTACAGGATCGCCGTCAAGAAGCTCATATACAAGAGAAAAGAATTCTTGAGGAAAAGCGCAGAGAAAAAATTCGAAGAATGGAGAAGCATCGTATTGATGTGTATGCATAATGTCAATTATAAAAATCGGCCAAGGAATTAAATTAGGTAATGGTATTAGTATTGGTGTATGGATTTCAGAAGCTTCCGGTGGAACTATAACAACAAGCGGTGGTTATAGAACACATACATTTACCTCAAGTGGCATATTTCAGTTACCTTCAGATAGATTGGGTGTTTTTGAGGTCTTGATAGTTGGCGCTGGTGGCGGCAGTATATCTACTAGCACTGTTAATGGTGCTGGCGGCGGAGGTGGTATAGTATACGGAACTTCCATTGCACTCACACCATATGAACCATATACAGTGACAGTTGGTACTGGTGCGGCCGGCAGTGCCGGTGGAAATAGTTCAATAACTGCACCCGGATTTTCATTAATTGGTTACGGAGGCGGTGTAGGTGGTGTAAGTGGATATGCTGGTGGTGTTGGCGGCAATGGTGGTTCAGGTGGCGGCGGTGCTGGGTCTTCTGGTACAGGTGGTACAGCACAACAACCAAGTAGTGCATCAGGTGGTTATGGTGGCAACGGCGGAAATAACAGTAGTGTTTCGTCTAGTGGTTATGGCGGCGGCGCCTCAGGAACAACAAAAGATGGTAGATCATTTGATATATCGGGCACATCAACCTATTACGGCGGTGGTGGCGCCGGAGGTCGTGTCTTTGGGACCGGCCACGGAGATAACAGTTATCTTGGCGGATTAGGTGGCGGTGGCAATGGCGCAAGTTACATAGTAGGTGTGCAGACAATGGCTACTAATGGTTCGCCAAATACCGGTGGCGGCGCTGGTGGCCAAGGTGGAACTTATGTAAACCTTGCGGGTGGTTCTGGTATTGTTATCATTCGATATTTGATTTAAAGATGTTTTCGTATTCCCTTCAAAGTGGGAAACATTTGGATTGGTAATGATTGAAGCCATGGCCTGCGGTACACCAGTAGCTGCGTACCCAGCACCAGGACCTCTGGATGTGGTAGACATTGGCAAGACTGGATATCTTGGTGAGGACTTAAACTATGTTATCTCTTGTTGCTTGACACTAGATCGCAAAGATGTTATAATACATTCACAGAAATGGTCCTGGGAAAAGGCTTGGGAAATTTTTAGAGATAACATGATATCGACTAAATGAAGTACATCTGGATGGCCATCAAAACCGCATTGATACTTTTGTGGTCCTATGCAATGCTTATAGTAATAATCCTAATTGTTGCAATGGCATATGGTGGTATTAAAGAGATATTAAAATAAATTGGTATTTTCAAGCGCTTCCGGCAATCATGGCGGCAACAATCGAAAACAAGTAAAAAGTCGTATATATAATAATGTCAGATGATGAGTCTGACATTTAAAAAGCCTGGTCGTGTGATGAACATTGACCATAAACCCTAAAATTTAAAGGAGATTATTATGCCTATATTGGTACATTCCGTTCCCATGTCCGTCAAACAATTCACAAAGATTGACGTTGACATTTCAAAAAAGTACATTAATCCAGAGGTTTACCCTGGACTATACGACCCATCAGAGCTACCCAAAAATCTAAAATTCATTTCTAGACAACTCATTGACATTAATGACTTCTTGATTGATGATGAAGAAGCTATGAATAAATCTGTGCCAGCCCATGCAAGACACGGTAAAACTAACATAACGAATCAGACTGGTAGATCAAATAGTCGAGGAGTTTATGCGGAAAATGTGCATTACTCATTACGAACCTTTGGATATAAATTAGACAACATACCAATGTCGATTGCTGTTTGGGTGGATGGATCAAAATATATGATTAACGGCCGAACCAGATTGGAAGAACTCCGCCGCCAAGATTTCAAGAACATCATTGCTGATGTATACGAATGTACTTCATGGGAATCTTACCATGATGCTGTACAACTATTCAATGTCAAATCTGATCCATATTCTCCACACACAATGGAGGACATTGTGACTACCTGTCAGCTTGCTATTAGTAAGGGATGGATTAAATCAACATATGATGACATTCTTAAAAAAGTAAACGAAGTTGCGCCAGGTTGTTTCTTAGAGTCGGAAGTCAATAAGATTGTAATTCGAGCAATGAACAGCAAATCTTTACAATCCACTGCATACACAACAAAGGGTGCCGCAGAAGATTTACGTAAGTTCGGTTATATTGACAACCATCAAAACAATGGTATATACTATTTCGTATATTCGGCCGAAGGTTCTGTCAAAATGATTCCGACAGCCGCCAAGTACCTGAGTGAAATTCTCCACGATAAGAAAGTCAAAGAACTCAGAATCGTGATACACACCGGTACATTACAAGGTGCTGATCCGGAAGCTTCTTGGAAAAGCAAGATTGATAATTGCCGGAATGCTTGGAGACACTATCTACAGTACATCAAAGATTCTTATTTCGGTACAGAAATCAGAGATGTTATTAAACTATATGGTGCTATGCCAGCAGTAGCTGGTCTTGCTGACAAGTACCCTATGGATAAATTGGTTATGTTCCATGTTGGTCAATTGAGAACTAAGACTTTCTCCGAAATTGACCTGGAGGCAAACATGAACATGGTGATAGGTTTAGAATCTTTTATGGAAGTAGATGAATTGGTATAATGAAAAAATTTGCAATCGCAGGTACATCCAGCCAGTTTTATGATTGGATGAGAAACAATGGCCGTTCTCACACCGATTGGATTTATGTGAGTGGACTTGATACTATCAGAGGTTGCAGTAATCCACACGGTATGTTCATTGGTACCTGGTATGAAAGACCTGATATGCTAGAAGTGGTACATATGCTCAGACTTTGTACACACATGAAAAATGAGAAACTGGATGAAGTGTTCCAGGTGTATATGAAATATAGATTGGGGTTAGAAGGATGAATGAACGAATTAAAGAACTAGTAGAAAAAGCTGGGATATACATTGCATATGACAATAGAGCAGTGCTGGACAAAGAAATAGAATTTTTAGCCGAGTTGTTTGTGCGGGAATGTATTGGTATTGTAGAAGGTATATCACCTGGTTATAAAGACTACCGTGACCAGATTGAAGATGCTTTTCGTAGAGACTGTGTAGAAGAAATCAAACAACATTTCGGAGTTGAAGAATGAGAGATGAAGACGTACAGAGGCTCATAGAGAACCTTGAGAATGCTATAATGAGTGATCCAGTGAAATATTGTCGAGTGTATAAAGAAATTGGTTGTTCCCATGTAGGCGGTTATCTGTGTGACATGAGAACATGTGATATTCGTCAGAAGTTTCTAAATGGTACACTAGACGCTACGCCAGACATAGACCCACCGATTTAAACTAAACATTAGGTAATAAAAAAATGCATGTCTATTTCATACTAGACGAAAAGTCGAATGCTATAAAAATTGGCAAAGCAAATAATATACAAGAAAGATTTTCAGATTTACAGACTGGTAATCCAAACACACTAGAAGTAATCCATTTCATTGAATGTAGTACAGTAGAAAGAAGTTCTCAATTAGAGAAAAAACTCCATAAGAAGTTTGATACACTCCGTGTAAGAACAAACGGTGAATGGTTCACATATGATGAGGAAGTGTTCAGACAATTCTTTAAGGAAGACACTGAATTCATTCCCAAAGAAAAAAGAAAACCACTGATTATCAACACTTTATTTGGTGAAACCATAGAGTATTTCGGTATTAAAAACAACCCACCATGTTATTTCTATCCTAACCTGTCCGCACAAATCATGGATAAGTACGAAAAATCCATGAGAATGTCCGTACCATTTAGAGTAATGAAATATCCAACACATGGTAAAAAAATGTTGTTACCCTATTCAACTGAAGTAGATAAAATCTTTATTTCATACAAAAAACATAAAGAGAATATGGAACTCAATAGATTCAATAGGACTGAAAAACCGGACCTGAAAAATTTTTTGAATCTTTGAATCCGGCCCCAGAAAATAAAAAATAGGAAAAAAGAGTTTGACCAGGTGGGGCTTTTTTATTATATCACATACCTATGGCACCCCCATACCCTACGCTTACAGTCACCAGCCAGCCAGCAACACACACCAGCCAGCCAGCAACACACACCAGCCAGCTGGCGACCAAAAAAAAGGACTGGGAGCACAGCTCAACCAGTCCTATAAAGCAGCACGGTTTTCAGTGCTATACCTAACCTTTTAAGCGGCTACTGCCAACCGAATAACCTTGGCCATTTTGCGGCCGTGGGCGGGATAACCAACCACTGCCACGCTTTTGTCATAGCAAGCACGGCAACCAGAGCACTTACCGTCATGCTCATATGCACGGCAGAGCGTCACACCAGCAGGCACATTGGACGCATCGGGAAGGATAGTGCTACCATGGACACCAGCAGTATATGTACCGTCAATAGCATCCGATGATGGGCGGACCATGACATTGGGGAGGGCTTGCATCCGTGCAAGGATGGCCTGGTACTTGGGGAATTTATACATGCGGGTGGGCAACCAGTGCT